AATTATTCCAGACATTATTCTTAAAACGTTGTAGTTGACAGCATAAATAAGTAACTTCACGGTGGTCCCGCCGAGAGTTTGGATTCCTTCAACTCCTCCTGTAAACAAGCCAGCTAAAAATTGCATTTGGAATGTGGCATTGTCAATTCTTGAGAAGTTTGCTGTTCCAGATGGTTGATGTTCTTCTGGTTTCCATCCGAATGAGTACACGTAGATTCCAGTAGCTGGAATGTTTGTGTGATGTTGGTAAGGTTGTACCAAGTTGAAGTATCTTGCAACACGAGTGCTGAATCTGTCGTGTCCGTTTAATTGAAGTTTGGCGTCAACCAAAGGATTGCCTCCGGCGTAAGCTTCAGATCCGACAACACCAGTTGTGAAGTTTGACCATTGGCATTCAGATTCGGCATCTTCTAAACGAGCAACCCACACGAGTTCTTTGACTGGGTGGTTGAAGTTCAAGCGAACTTTGTTGTTACTGTTGCTAATAGATTCTTCTCCTGTGAATTGAAGTTGTTCTATAAGGTATTCGTGACTTACTTGAGCAAAACGACGACGTTCATCAGTGTCCAAATAGACATAATCGACGTACAAGGAAGCAGCTTCTAAAGCCAAACCTGTTGGTCTGTTAGCAGAGTCTTCCAATTCGTTATCTTTGCATTTTAAGAGTTCAGAAAGAGGTCTGAATTCAACGTTAATCTTAACTTCGTGGTATTGAAGTGCGATTAAAGGCAAAGCAAGTCCTGGGTTTCTGTTGAACCAGAATTGAAGAGGAACGTAAAGTCTTTTGGCTGGTAATTCAGCGGCAAAAGTGAACATGTCGGCAGTGTTTCCAATCATTTCAGCGTATCCGGCAACGTGTCCAGGTTGAAGAGTTAATTCAGCCCAGATGGTTAACCATTCTCCGAATTGACGGTCAATTCTTTGTCCTCCGATTTCAACTTCAACTTGTTTAATCATGATGTGACCAAGGTTTCTGGTCCATGCACATAAGGTGTTATCTTCGGCAGTGACTTTAGGGACATCAACTTGCAAATAAACTCTGGTGATGAGATCACCGTTACGACTGATGGTAACAGTGACTTTTTTGCCAAAGTCGGCTTGACCATTAAATGTCTGTTCAATGGATTCAATTGCAAAGTTAGTGTGTCTGCGATAGACAACTTTAAAAAATGTAATTTGTGGGTTACCAGTAAGGTAAATATCCTGAGCTCCGTAAGCGACCAGTTAGTCCTTTAGGTTTCCCTAAAGGCTGGACTATACCTTAAGCATTGACAAGTTTTGCCAACACCCACCTCCGTCTAGTCTCTGAACCTTTTTCCGTTTTACAAAAAAGAATTTATTTTTTTATTACACGAGTTTTATAATTGTAGGAATTTGTCTTGTAATATTATTTTATTCAATTTTTGTAAAGTTTGGAAACTTGGCTGCGGATTACCCAATCCTTAACCTTTTTACCATTGGGTTCGGCAATTAACCGAGTTCCCCTAATAATTTTCAAAATTAGGGTGGTAGTTAAGGCTCTAAGAGTTTCCCCGCAATTTGGAGATGTCGCAAATTACTTATAGTAATTTACTAACAGGTTATATATTTGTTAAAACAAACTGTAAACTTACACTGTTTTTCAAATATGGTGTTTACAGAACCATACTTGCAGCCTGTTGTTCAACTCTATCGCTAAAGTTGCATAAGTCCTCCTCCCATTTTTGTTTTGTGTTGTAATATAGTCAAAGAAAAAAATTTTAGAGAGAAACGAAGTTTTTTTCAAAAATCCTTATCTTTATATAAGGTTCATTTTGAAGAATAGTCAATAAACGCATTCTGAGTGTTTTTAGGTATTCTACACTCTAAGCTAAGATTATTTTTTAAAAATTTGAAAATAAAAGTATCCTTAACATCAGTACCCTTGGAATTTTTGTACCTTGTTGGAATTTCTGATATGTCTTTTTCAAATTCATATAACCCATTACCAATTTGTTTAACTGACCAACCGTTTGTAATGGCGTTATATACAAATAATAATTGCTGAAAACAATTCATTTCAGGATTGTAAGTAACTAGGTTCATTATCTTAATATTTTCAAGTTCAAATATTTTTCATAAAAAACCGAAGAAATTCACAAATCCTATGAGTTTTTTCCAAAAATTTTAAAACACACTATTGACTAATCAGAAACTGATAATTCGCGTTTAAAATTACACATAACAAATTTCGCGTTTCAATGTTAGTATTTAAGAAATCATGAATATAAATAATTCTTTTTTGTATAAAATACAATGAGTTTTAGTATCAAGTATGAAAAGTCAAAAAAACAAGCATCCAGAAAAAGACAAAAGAAAAAATCAGTTACGTCGTCGACAACAGTGGACGCTAAACACAAAGAATATATGTCAAAATTCGATCAAATGCAAAATAAACAATTGCCACAAAAAGAAAAACAATTAATTCAAAAAAAAAGACATTTGACAAAATTGCAAAAGAAAAAACCACTTGAACCAATTGAATATAATATTATGGCTAAATTGAAAAAAGATATACAAGAATTGACAGAAGAAATTAAAAATATAAAATTGAAAAAGGAAGAAAATGAATATCTTTTGAATACAGCAGAGTCAAGAAAAGCATATCATGATTCAAAATGTAGAACCATGGAACCGATTGAAACTAACAATATTACAAATTATTTTACACAAAAAGGCAAAATTACATCTTATATTCCAATAAAAGCTAAAACTGAAAAAAATAGAGGTGAAATTTATGATGCATACATGAAAAGTGCAGATTTGGAATATATATCAAATAAAAAACCAGAAAAAAAAGAAAACACAGTATGTTCATGTGGAGATAAATCAGCCGTAACACATGATTTCACAAGTGGAAGAAATATTTGTGAAAAATGCGGAACAGTTCTTGCACATTTTTATGATTCACAATTCACAAGTTATAAAGAATCTCAGGATCACGATGTACCTGTAGATTTCCCATATATACGTATGAATCACTTTAACGAATTAATTGCACAATTTCAAGCAAAAGAACAAACAGATATTCCAGATGAAGTGTTTGACAAATTGCAAAGAGAATTTGAAATTGAACGAATTGAAAATTACAACAATCTGTGTTATAAATTGGTAAAGAGAAAACTGCGAATACTTGGAATGGAAAATATGTATGAACATATTCCGTATATTATTCACAAATTTAATGGCAAACCAGCTCCTGTTCTCACTTTGGAACAAGAACAAAAATTTAGAAAAATGTTTAAACAAATTCAAGGTCCATTTGAACGATGCAAACATTTAGCTAGAAAAAATCGTAAAAATTTTTTGAGTTATCACTACGTTTTTTATAAATTTGCAGAATTACTTGAACTTGATCATTTACTTCAATACTTTAGATTACTACAAAGTAGAGAAAAATTGTTTTCACAAGATAAAGTTTGGAAAGCAATTTGCGATATTATGGAATGGCAGTTTATACCATCACTTTAATTTTCCAATATTCATTTTTAAAATTTTGGAAAATTATAGTAGAGTAGGATCGAAATTCTTTTAACAATTTTTATTGATTTTTCTCTGTTTGTTTTTGAATTGTCTGATGATTCTTCCAGCACCTGTACCTTTCGAACGTTCAATTTTGATTAAATTCTTTAATTTTTTTTGTTTGTTTATGCGTTTTCTTCGTTTGACGTAGTTTTTAGATTTTTGATGACAAAGTAAGTCTACACTCCAGTTGTCATTAATAACAGCAAATTTTTGTGGTTTTCTTGTTTTCATTTAATTTAATTTATAAAATTTTTAATCATCATTATTACGCAATCATTCGTTTGTTAATTAAAAATTACTATTGATTTTTATTTATTTATACCTAACAAAATTGCACAATTCTTTTCAATTCTTCAAGCGAATCAGTTAAAATAGCACCTTTCGTTTCCAAATCCTTTTTTGCTTTTATAATATCAAAATCTAATGGATTTCCTTCAATTAAATGACATACGAAAATAATGTATTGTCCTTTATCATTAAGATTGATATGTTCTTTCATCCTGTTGATAGCTTTTCCAATTAATGTTTGATTGTTTTGTCTCCTGTGACAATTCTTTTTTGCGCGCATGTTTATTTCTGTTTCAAACACACAAATATCAATATTTACCCATTGACCACTGCGTCCTTTAAATACTAAATTTAATTTATCTCCTTTTTCATGTCTTAATTCCATTCCCAAGTTTTGAAAAATTTGAGATATTTTCCTAATA